ATCGATGACTACGGCTACGACCTCGACGTGATGATCGAGGCGAAGGCTAAGGAACTCGCCCTGTTCGGACTTAAAAAAAACGACGCTGAGCGCTTGACAGCGGCGGCGTGACCGGTTACATTACAAACATAACAAGGAGGACAGTATGTCTACATCAACCGAAGAGAAGAAGCGCTACGTCATGGAGTACATCCGTTCACTCGTAGCAATTGAAGAGGCGATGGAGCCTTACAAGGAGCAGAAGCGCGAACTGCGTACTGAGTATCGTGAGCAGGGCTGGCTGAACACCGACGAGATCCGTGCGGCTGTGAAGGCTTACCGTCTGTTCAAGGGCAAGATTGACATTGACGAGGTTTACGACAACTACAAGGCGCTTTCTGGCGAAGATACGGAGAACTCATGATTATTGAGTATCATCGCCTTTACAGCGACGTGCAGCATCCAACTCGCTCGAACCCCTCGGATGCTGGTCTTGACATCTACGCTTTCCTCGGAGGAAAGGATGACTTCAAGACCATTCTGCCCGGACACTCTGTCCTAATTCCAACAGGGCTGAAGTTCGGCATTCCACATGGCTACATGCTACAGGTTATGAACCGCTCAAGTGTAGCAGCCAAGCGTGGTCTTGTTATTGGAGCCCACGTCGTTGACTCTGGTTACGACGGAGAGGTCTTCATCAATCTTCACAACGTTGGGCATCGTAGTCAGGACATCAAGCACGGAGACAAGATTGCTCAGTTGGTAATGATTCCAGTAGTCCACTTCCGTGCATTTGAGGAAGTAGACGGAATACTTTACGACGAGCGTCATCCAATCACTATTTCAGAACGAGGGTCAGGAGCCCTAGGGAGCACAGGTGGCTAAAAGAAAAGTTGTGAATAAAAACTCTTATCCTAATTTTTCTGGAACTTGGAGGAATTTACATTCCTGCTTAAGAGATCAGAATGGTTTTATTATTAGACCAATTGTAGATCCTGACACCGCAGAAATCACAAGATACGAACAACTCTCCATCAAAGATATTCCAGATATTGTTCCTGATAAGACAGGGCGAAGGAGTGCTTCAAGTAAAAAAATTTACAGTTCAAAACTAAAAGTTCAAAATTTTGATTGGCAGGGTGATATTTTTAAGTATTGTACGCACTGCGAAGAACAAAAACTACTTTGTTTATCTGAATATACATCAAATAATCGAGGATACAAGACTTGTACAGTTAAGCATAAAGATGCAAAAAAGTATCACCTTAAAGGGTTTTCCAGTCAGCCTTTTTGTAAAGATTGCAAGAGAAAGTATACTAATTCTGTAGGTAATCCTGCCCGCTCTACAGAACAGTTCATCGAAAGCTCTTCTTTGACACGATACAGAAATTTGTTACCGCAGACACTAAGAGACACAAAAATACATAAAAAGTTTGAATTACAAAAAGTATTTGATAAATTTTCATCAAAATGCTTTAAGTGTAATGTCTCTCTTTCACCAAAAGATAGGAAATCTTATCAAATAGACCATACATTGCCTCAGTCTTTGTTTTGGAATCTTAATAGTGAAAATTGTACTTTACTATGCACAGATTGTAACCAAGAAAAATCAGATTTGTGGCCAAATATGTTTTATTCAAAAGAGGAGCTAGGCTTTCTATCTGATAAAACTGGAATTTCTATTGAGATTCTTGGTGGCAACCCTTGCATAAGCAATGAATATCTTGATTTTTGTCTTTCTGGGAATTTTGAAACAAATTTGAGAGAATTTTATGAAGGAAAATACTCTAGAAGAAAAAACAAGGAGAAACATCTAAAAAATTGTGATCACACAATTAAAAAATTGATTAAAAAAATCAAAGCCCACTGCGATGCAGATACTGCAAGTATTATCTTGACAAAGATAGAAAAGAACGTTAATATAAGTCATACAATGGAGGAATAATGACTAGTGTAAACCTAATGAATGGTGATAGTAAGGAGATGTTGAAGAACCTCGAAGACAATTCGATCGATCTGCTCGCAACAGATCCGCCATACGCTATTTCTTTTATGGGTAAGAAATGGGATAAGGCACTACCTGATATTGATATTTTCAAGGAGTGCTATAGAGTTCTTAAGCCGGGTGCTTTTGCGTTTGTAATGTGTACCGTTCGTTCTGATGTTTCAAGCAGAATGTCTCTACTTTTAGAAGAGGCGGGCTTTAACATCAACTTTATGCCAATTTATTGGACATATTCTAGTGGATTCCCAAAAGGCTACAATATGGGACAGTCTGCTCAAAAGAAGCTAACAATTGGCTCTGCACGCCGTAAGGATAGAGATCTTAAAGATCAAAAAATGACTCGTAATCGTTGGGGAGATCACACAAGCGGAGTGAAAGCCAATACTGGTGGACAGGTAGAACTAACCCTACCAGAATCTAAAGAACTAGAAAATGCATTTGGTGGATTCCAGCCCAAGCCTGCCGTTGAGCTTATAATTGTAGCCATGAAACCAATGAACAAGAAAACGTTTGTAGAGCAGGCTCTTCACAACAAGAAGGGTGTTACGTGGCTTGGAAATTGTAAAGTCCCCGGAGATGATATGGACAGGCTTCCTTCAAATCTTTCCGTTTCTGATAATGCTCTCGGAGACTATTCAAAATATTTCGATCTGGACGCATGGTGGTCAAAGCGACTAAGAGAGACAAACCTTGAAGATGTTGAATTCACATTTCCATTTTTAGAGGTAAAAAAGCCATCAAAGAAAGAGAAAGATTCTGGATTGGAAGATTTTGAATTAGTTGATGGCGGCGTTTACCTAGGTAACAACGACAGTAAAAATAACAATACTTTTTCGAGCGATCCATCTCGTGTTATCAAGAAAAAGAAGAATCCCCACCCCACAGTAAAGCCAATAAAGCTATTTTCCTATTTGGTGACACTTGGCTGCAACCCCGGAGGAAAGGTACTTGATCCTTTCATGGGATCTGGAACTACCGGTATCGCTTGTGTTTTGGAAGGGAGAGAATTTGTTGGAATCGATATGGATGAGAAATACGTTAATGTATCAAGAGCCAGGATTTCTCATTTTTCAAACTTGAAGCAAAAGGAGTAAAAATGGATAAGAACACACGAGAAATCATGTTTAGTTCAAAGTCAAACGAGTGGGCGACTCCGCAGTCTATCTTTGACAAGCTAAACAGCATCTATGGGCCATTTACCCTTGATGCTGCTGCATCAAATGATAACTACAAGGTTGCAAAGTATTACACTCAGGCAGACGACTCCCTATCACAGGACTGGTCTGGTCATCGAGTATTTCTCAACCCACCTTATGGTCGCGGACTAAAGGATTGGGTCAAGAAGTCATACGAAGAGGGTCTAAAAGAAAACACAATGGTTGTTATGCTTATCCCTGCTCGCACTGATACTGCATACTGGCATGAGTATGTGATGAAGGCAGACGAGATTCGCTTTGTCCGAGGACGCATCAAATTTGGTGATGAGACGAATAGCGCACCATTCCCATCAGCAGTAGTGGTTTTTCGTCCGTCCGCATTTGACGGACCCCGCATCACAGGAATGGAGCGACCATGAATAGGGCACAACGGCGACGGCTCAAGAAGAAGAATAAAGGCAACGAAAAACTCGCCCAAAAAATTTCCACCTTCAGCCACAGACCGGACAACTGTTCGGCATGTAACGCCGCATTTGACGCTAAATCCAAAGAGCACGCTCTCACTTGGCGAGTAGTTGTCCGAGAAAACCCAACGCAGGTAACCCTATTCTGCCCTAATTGCATCAACAAAGCACAGGAGGTAATTGATGCCCACACCAACACAGATGATTGACCTATTTGATTCGGACGGAGCACGCGATGAAGAATTCTCCGACAACCTAACAGGACTTGAGGGAATCGCACGACGCGAAGCCGTCAACCATCCCTCACACTACAACGCAGGAAAAATTGAAGTAATTGACGCAATCGATGATTGGAAACTTGACTTCAATGCAGGCAACGTGGTAAAGTATGTTGCGAGACATCAACACAAGGCAAATCCCCTTGAAGACCTCAAGAAAGCCCGTTGGTATCTCGACCGACTAATCGAGAGGACAGAAAATGGCAGTCAGTAGAATCAACCGAAAGAACCTAGACCAGATTCTAGGTGGTGGAGTAACAGGCGAGCATGAAGTCGTAATCAAACTCTACGGCTCCAATTGTCACCTATGCCACGCACTCAAGCCCCAGTTCGTAGACATTTCCGATGAATATGAAGATGTTCACTTCTATGCCTTCAACATGGAAGACGGCGAGGGTCTAGAAAAGAAGTGGGGATTTAGTGGAGTTCCATCCATTTGCTATGTCCGCACGGGCGGTCCACGTCCAATCGTCCGCTTCATGGAAGACCCAAAGAAGCCGCACGAAGAAATGTGGTTCCATCCAACCGGAATCCGCACATTTATCAAAAAGAACAGGAATTAACAATGGAGACAGCACTAACCTATGATGACGTTCTACTCTTACCACAATACTCCGATATCCGCTCTCGATCTGAAGTGGCTATCTCTTCTGATCTGGGGAACGGACTAGAACTGGGACTACCCATCTTTGCTTCGCCAATGGACACTATTTCCGAGGTAATGATGGCGGAAGCAATGCACCATGCAGGCAGCGCCGCCGTTCTACACCGCTACAATAGCATTGAACAGCAAGTCGAAATGGTAACTGCCGCTAAAAATAACGGCGTAGCCAACATTGGCTTCGCTGTTGGCATTGACAATGGCTATCTCGATCGTGCCGAGGAGTGCGTCAAGGCAGGCGCAACATTTGTTTGCGTTGACGTTGCCCACGGACACCACATTAAGATGCGAGAAGCCTTGAAAAATTTGCGCTATGAGTTGGGTTCCCAAATCCACATTATGGCTGGTAACGTAGCAACCCTTGAAGGCGTAAATGACCTTGCCGACTGGGGCGCTAACTCTGTTCGTTGCAACATTGGCGGCGGCTCTATCTGTTCCACCAGAATCCAGACAGGGCACGGACACCCCGGACTACAGACAATCTTTGATTGTTCTCGCACAGACCGCGACGTTGCTATCATTGCCGACGGAGGCATTCGCAACTCTGGCGACATTGTAAAGGCTCTCGCTGCTGGCGCAGACGCTGTAATGTTGGGTTCCTTGCTATCTGGAACGCGCGAGACGCCCGGAGAAACCCTTGTAGACGCTATGGGTCGGAAGTATAAAACCTACCGAGGAATGGCGTCCAAGGAGGCGCAAATGGACTGGCGAGGACGTTACTCTTCGTTTGAAGGTGTCTCGGCTACTGTTCCCTACCGAGGCAAGGTAAAGAACGTCCTTGAAGACCTTGAACGAGGCATTCGCTCTGGGTTGTCCTACTCTGGTTGTCGCTCTATCCACGAACTACAACATAGAGCCAAATTTGTTCGTCAGACCTCCGCAGGTCTTGGCGAAAGCAGGACACACATTCTAAACAGGAGTGTGTGAAATGTCTGACGATCCAAACTACGGAGAAGACGTAAAGTCAATTCGTTTTTGGGTCTATGACGACGATCACGCACGACTAATCATAAGACTGAGACACAACAAGATAAGGGTGTCTCAGTTCTTCCGTGCCGTGATCGATGGCGTCATTGAGGAAGACCCAAATCTAATGGCTTTCTTGGACAATTATGTTGTAGAACATAAGATCCTAAGCCGTCACCGGTTTACCAAGTCTCTCAAGTTGAGAAAGAAAGGAGAAGAAAAGTTAGAAGACTGGGGACTCCTAGATGATGCCGACAAAGAAAATCTATTTGATCTAATCGCACAGGAGTTTCCAGACCTATGAGAAAAGAAGACTTACTAGTATGCGCGCAGCAGTGCCTTAAAGACAGGGAATGTTGTGACGCAAGTGGATGCAAGTTCCACATAGATTACGAAGACGAATATAATTGTTCCTTAATCTCAATTTATGAAAATGGGCCAATGTCTCTTCGTGAAATAGCCAAAAGAGAAGGCTTGTCATTTGCAAGAATAAAGCAATTACAAGATAAGGCACTAATTAAACTAAAGAAACGCCTACCAGAAGGTGAAAATTTATTGGCTTCTTCTGGTGATGTAGACTATTTAACTTTGAGTTTTTAAGGAGATATAAAACTATGGCTCGCAAGACACTATTAACAGAATCAGAAATCCGCCAGTTTATGAAGTTGGCGAACATCAAGCCCCTACAGGAAATGGGTGGCGAACTACCCGTTCCCGGTATGCGCGACGAGGAAGAAGAAGACGAACCCGGTATGCGCGATTACATGCAGGAGGCTGAGGAAGAAGAAGCACCCGCACCTGAAGGTGGCGAAGAAATGGAAATGGATATGGGTGCTGAAGAGCCCGCAGGCGACATGGAAATGGATATGGAAATGGGCGCTGAAGAGCCTGCCGCTGACATGGACATGGACATGGGCGGTATGGATGCCGGTGGCGCTAAGGAAGAGCAGTTTGCTGACATCGTTGACAAACTTGCTGACCTACTTGGTCTTGACGCTGACGTTGAGGTTGGTGGCGAAGAAGAGATGGAAATGGGGGGTGAAGTTGACGCCGATGAAGGTGGTGATCTAGAAATGGCTGATGCCGCTCCCGAAGCCCCAGAGATGGAGATGGGTGATGAAGACGAGGCAGATGAACCAATGATGGAAAGTGACGAAGAAATTGTACAAGAAGTCGCTCGCCGCGTGGCTGCCCGCCTACTCCGCGAAAAGAAGCAGGAAGAGGTTGCGAACAAGCTAGCCGAAAGAATCTTCCGCCGCTTGGCTTCAAAATAATAGCTTGACAAAAATCTCCTGAGCCGTTATATTAACCATCTAGGCAACCATCCTAGGTGGTTAATTTCTTTTTGGAGATACAATGGATTTGATTGTTAGCTTTGTGATCGCAGGCTGTTCATTCTTGCTGGGATGGATGGCTTGTTCTGGACTGTATTTCTTCAGATCAACTAGAATTACTCTGACTGTTTTGAAGATGGCCTACACTTTTTACTTGACAATTATCAATAAAGGGTTAGAATACTTACACTACGCCCACATCAATAGGCTTGAAGCGCTTCGTAAGAACGACAAGTCATATGGGCATGAAGAATACGAAGCCTTGAAGAAAGATAATGATAAGCAGATTCAAATCTACAAAGACAATTCTATCACCTACTTACTACAGGTACATCCTGAGATGTTCAAGCAAGCGATAGAGTTTGATGACTGGAGAGGCTCGCAAAGGTTTTTAAATAACAACCAGTACGCAGCAATTATTTTTTCAAAGGAGAACGAAAAATGATTCGTAAGATTATCGGTAAGATCGTAGAAACAATTCTACCACCCACAGCGGAAGAGGCTGGCAACACTGAGGATGGTGCGCCCGCCCCAAAGGTAAAGACAATCAGCCTTGAGGAATTACTTGGCGGTGGTGGTCCCACAGCAGAGCCAGAACTAAGAGTAATCGGGCTCTATTCAGCGGTCGAAGACGAGAAGATTGCT